TAAGGTTAACAGCAGAATGTCACCAGTATCAATTGGCAAATGGAGAACGGCTCCGGGGGTAGGAATTGAATTTGAATGGGGTGATGTATCCCCTGAAGAGTTGACCTATAAATTGGCACGTATCGAGGGTTATCTAGAGGATACGCAAGTTCTTGCTGAGACGCTACAGGCTTCGCTCCAAGTCGATATGGCTCGTAAGTTTGAGACGGAGACTGATCCTAAAGGTAATCGCTGGAAGGAGTTAGTCCAACCTTCTCCATTTCAGCAAGGTATTTTGCAGCTAACAGGTGACATGCGAGATATTGCAGTTTCAGATGCTCCCTGGACAGCTACTCCTGCGGGAGTGTTCTTCGATACGACATACCTTCCTGAGTATTGGGCAATTCACGACATGGGCTATTCTGCTCGTATCCCACGACGAGAGTTTATTGGGGTTTCGGATGTTGAGGCAGCTAGAGCGGAGAGGCTTGGTGATGAGTGGCTAGCTGGTGGAATTATGCTCGGTGGAGTCTTTAGGCACGAAGCTCGCGCACCTTCAGGAAGATTTATGGCTTTTGGCTAATGGCTATGTACTCGCGTCCAGAAGAATTGCTTGAAGCATTCCGAGAGTTATTCAATGCGCAAAAAGGTATTCTCGGATTTGCCTACATAGCAACTCAGGAAGAGAATTTGATTCCAGAGTACCCCGCACTAGATATTTCACAAGGTCCTGTATTGCGCGAAGATCATGGTACACAGAGATTCCTTCTTACATTTGAAACTTCATTTTGGATCTATCATGCAAATTTAGAAGGAACTCCTACCGAACGCAGCATAGAGGATATGAAGCTTGCTACAAAGGTAGTTCAGTTCTTGCACCTACCAAACAACCGGGCTTTGCGTGAAACTAATATAAGCGAAAACAAGTTGATAGGTGGTTCTGGAAGGGTGGTGCAAGAGATTCCAGGGTTTGTCACTACATCACCGGGACGTAGTATTATTACTACTCGCCTAATCTGGCGAGGGCAAACACAAGTCAACTACCAGGATTCATAGGAGGGCATATGAAGATCATGTGGAAGGACGAGAGCCTTCCTGACGGCTCTGAGAGGTACGTTAAGGGTTTGGGAATGCTCGTTAATGGTAGATCAATGGAATTTTCGGCAGAGGAGGTAAGGGCATTCGAGGCAGCGTCAGGAAGAAAATTCGACAAAGCCTTTGCCAATAATCCAAACATCAAGTTGGCGAAAGGTGGTGATGATAACTAATGCCGGCGGGACTTTCAGGTTCAGGTTGGTTGGGTCTTGCTCTTGAAGCTGTTAAGGGGACATATCTTGCACCAACTATATACGTTCCAATTATCTCGGAGAACTTTAAGTATGTAGAGGATAGGTACTACTCTCCGCAGATTCGTGAAGATACGATCGTGTCTGACGTTAAGCAGGGGTATTACCATATTGAAGGTGACTTCGAGATGGAAGTTGATGTTAACTTCATTCCATACCTCTTGTTCTGTACGAGGCACACTCCGTCGTTTGCTACAGGTGTTTATTCGTTTGTTCCTTCTGATGCAGGTAGTACATCTACGGCAGCATCGGGAATGGTTCAGCGAACGGCATCGATTACTATTGAGCGTAACGGTATTGAGTTCGGCTACTCAGGCTGTACTCTAGGTTCGTTGCGCTTTTGGGTTGACGGTGGTATTCTCAAGATGGGCGGAAATCTCATCGGAGAAATGGACAATGCTGCAACTGGCGATACGCCTACGTGGGCCGCACCTTCGCTCTTTGGTGCTGATGCACATAGAATTCGTCTTGATGTCTCGGGTACGACACCTACATTTGCAGCCGCTCCGGTAGAGGACTTCAACGGTTTTGAGTTTGAAGCTAACTTCAACGCTGAAGCTCAGAATAGAATCGTTGCAGATAGAAGTGCTAGCTATGTTTCGTTTGGTGAGACAGAGCTATCTCTTACTACTGAGTTGGACTTCATCGACAAGACGGAGTACAATCTTTTCGTTGCTACCACTCAGAAGGCTATTCGTCTTGAGAGCTTGATCGGCGGCGTAACGTTTGCTGCTGCAACTCAAGCCTTTGAGTTGACGATCTACAGAGGAGTGTATGAAACGTATGATCTCGGCCTTTCGGGTCTTGGCGATCTAATTATGGCCGGAGTTACAATGAAGGGTATTGGTATTGCCGCAGGCGATGGCTACAAGATTCGTGTTAAGTCGCCCGTGACGATCACCTAATAGTCACTAACACAGGAGAGAACAAAATGCCAGTTGGTACTCGAAAGACAGAAACCGTTCGGCGGGAGCTTAAGTCGGCTCCCCCGGACGGTTTTGTTATGTTGCGTCAGCTTTCATACGATGAAATGCTCGAACGTCGTGACGGCGGAATCAAGATTCTTATGGAGCAGTCTCCAGGTAAGAACGTAGACTCAAAGACTTCTATGCAAATCGCAAATAGATGGTCCAATCAGTTTACGTTCCCCCGTTGTATTACTGAGCATAACCTTACTGATGATAATAGCGTTCCGCTTGATTTTAGGAATACCGAGATGGTCTTCAAGATGCTCGACCCTAAGATCGGCGCAGAGATTGAACGCTATATTGACGAGTTGAACCAAGAGGATGAGAGCGAGGATTTTACGCCTGCGTCCAACTCCTCCTTGCAGGCCGCGAAAGAACTGCCCAACGAATCTTCCCCGGAGAACTAGTTCTAGAATGTCTTAGATGGATACGTCTCACTCGTATGGCAGAGCATTTTCACACTCTGCCATACGAAGGAGGTTTATTCGATCAACCGGCAGGAGTAATGTTTAAGATGGAAGCTGTACTCCGTGCTGATACAACAGACGTTCGTGCCGAAAACAAAGCTAAGGCTCTGGAAAGAGTAGAGGAGAAGGCGCGTGGCATTCGGCGGTCGTGAACTCAGACTAATCCTTTCGATCCAGTCTTATGGGACAAGCAATATCCAGCGGCTTCGTCGTGATATTGCTTCTCTAGGCACGGCTACGGATATTGCTAATAAGAAGCAGATGCTACAAGCCCGAATGGGCGGAACGCAAGTTCGTATGAAGGCTCTCGATAGAGAGCTTTCTGTTATTCAGCAGGGTACTGGACATTTTGAGAAGAGACGCCAGATAGTTAATCAACTTAGCCGTAACTATTCGTCTCTATATAGTCAGCAGTCTAAGATCCACGCGCTTGATGCTACTGGCTATGAACTGACTGCTAAGAGGCTCGGCCTTGAAATGCGTAAAGATACGCTCCTAAAACAGGCTGAGGCAGCCGACGAAACGGGAGTCGAATTTGATGAACGTAAACTTCAACAGGTAAATGCCAGCCTAAAAGCTGTCGCTTCAAGAACGCAAGGTTTGGTTGGTGCTGAGAAGGCTCTAAGCACTCAGATGTCGATTTCGACTGCTGAGATTACTAGGCTAGACGCTGCATACAAAGAGCTTAGTGCTTCAACTCATATAGATACGGTAGCAGAAGAAAAGAACCGTGCTGCACATGCTCAAGCAACTGCAACTCTTAAATCTCAAACAGCAGCAATGGCACAACTCAATGCTGCCCAGAAGATGCAACGAGCACAACGGGTTGAGACGCAAGCTCGCACAATTGCCCACATTGGTAGAACTGCACAGTTTGCAGGACTTATTGCGACTGCGGGATTTTCCCTTGCTGCTAATGCCGCAGCTAGTTTCTCCGAGAAGCTTTATCTCGCTGGTACACAGACAAGAGGAGTCACTGAAGGCATAGGTTCGGTAGTTCAGAATATCAAGCAACTTGAACATGGTGTGGATGCCGGTGGGAAGCATATTGATGGTATCCTCGATCTCATGCAACAGTTTCCTGCGACTGGCGATGAGATGGCAGATGCCTCCTACGATATCTACTCGTCTATGCAAGTTAGCTTTGGGGGTGGCCTAAAGCTTCTCAAGAGTTTTAACCAACTAGCTGTAGCAACGGGGAGCGACCTAAAAACGGCCACAAGCGCGGGAATTACGGTTCTAAACAACTTTAGTCGTGCTGGCAAATCTACTGATGAAGTTCTCAACCTCATGGTTTCTACCATTAGGTTCGGTCGTATGCACCTTGCCGAGTTTAACCAGATGCTCAACAAGGTTGCGCCTGCCGCAGCAGCCGCAGGTCAGTCTTTCGAGGATGTTGCAGGCGCTATGGCTTTGCTCACGACCCGACAGCCTTCACAGCAGATATCTGCTACAGGTATTGCACGACTTCTACAGACATTCCGCGATCCCGACTTCCAAAAGGGCATATTTAAGATTTCGGATGGCCTCGTAGATATTACCAGGGGTAAAGGTGCAGCAGGAGCATTGAAGCCTCTCCCCACGATTATCGATCAGATGGCTAAGAGCTTCGGACTCTTCGTGAAGGAGGGTGGGCCGAACCAGCTATTTAAGGAACTAACGGCTGTGGGTCGTGGTTCGGGTATTGGCCGTCAATCTAGAATTGAAGCTGCTAATGCTTATGTGCTTCTTGTCAAGAACCTCAAAGACTACAGAGTTTTGCAGCAACTTGTAACTGGGGATACTACAGAGTTTGCTCGCGCACTTAAGATAATGAGTGCATCCCCCGGCGTGCGGTGGAAAGTCTTTATTAATCAGATGAGGGCTTTTCTAATCGTCATTGGCGAAGCTGCACTCCCCGCGCTACTAACCCTTGCAGGGGGAATTGAGAGGGTAGTTCACTGGTTCCAAGGACTGAACGAAACCCTTCGCAATGGTATTGTGAAGTGGGGAGTATATGGCGCTGCTGCTCTAATCCTTATAGGAACGATTACAAACATGGGAGCAAGCCTCGTAGCTCTCGCAGCTAACTGGACAATCGTAAGATCGGGCATGAAACTCGCTGGTGATGAAGCTGTTGCTACAAATACCAAGCTAGCTGTACTCGGAACAACTATGAAGGTCCTAGCAGGCATTGGTGTAATTGCTATGCCTATCGTGATACAAGCAATAAAGGGTGGCGACCCCGGCGCGTGGAGCTTGGTTAATGCAGCACTTATGGGCACAGTAGGTGGTGCTATGGCAGGAGGACTGCCAGGAGCAATAGCCGGCGCACTAGTCGCCCCTCTTACAATTGTTGTTATGTCGGAATTCCAACGAGATCCTCAAGATGAAGCCGAAAAAATGTACGAAGCTTATAGAGCAGGTTTCGGTAAAATTGGTAGAGTCCTCAAGGTACTGGGTCCAGTAAGTCCTATTAAAGATTTCGAGGATTGGATCAAAAAATATCCTAGACTCCAAGAGAGCCATGCAGCTTTCTTGAGGAAGGGTACTAAAGGCACTAGTAAGGCTATGAAGGCTTATCAAGCAATGGTTAGAAAGATGAATAGAGAGACTCTAGACGAGATTACGAATCAAACAGAAAATCTCGTTAAAGCATATAGCACTCAGGATCAACGACTATCTGAGCAACAACAGCGTGCAGCACAACTTGCACAGGATCGAGTACAAGCACAGAAGCAGGCGCTTGATAATATGAACCAGCAAATTGATTCCTCTGTTAAGAATCTTGAGTCTATCTATGAGAATCTTAGACAAGTTAATGAGCAGGGAATGGGTAGTATTTTCGCTGGTCCTACCATGAGTGGATTCATGGGCAATATCTTTAGTACCATTAACGATCAGCTTAGGCAGTTTGGTGTTCAAGTTGCTGTCCCGTTTAGTATCTTGAAGCAGGATCAAGACCAGCAGCTTACGTATTTCAAGCGATGGCGTGGAGGACTTGATAAACTATTGAAGCGCAAGGTTCCACTTGATATGGTGAACCAGATTGCAGCCCTTGGCCCTACAGCTATTCCAATGATCGAAGGGTTGCTTGGAGCAAGCAAGCCACAGCTTGATGGCTACATCAAAGATTTCAAGAATGCCCAAGCTCTCATCAAGAAGGCCACAGATGCAGATATGCAGAGAAAGCTCAAGGATTGGGAGAAGCATGGCAAGAAGATTGCCTTCATGCTTGTTAGTGGTTTAGCCTCTACAGTAGCTCAAGCAGAGATGCGTGCAGGATTCAAGAAGTATGTTACTGATACTTTTGGTGATGTGCTAAAAAAGCAGATGGCGGCTGAGGTAGCCGCTGCCATGAAGCTATCAATGGATGCCCTAAATGCCGCTGCCGCCGCTACAAAGCTAACACCCGAACAACAGGCGGCTGCTAATAGAGCAGCACAGCGGACGAAGGATGCTACCAATGCTAAGAAGCCTATCAATCAGTTAACTCTAGGCCAAGTTAATAGGCAGATTGCTCTTGGGCAGGAGCGAATTCGCCGTATGCAAAAGGGTGGGATTACTGATGCGGAGACAGTCCGAATTCGTAGAGAAGTTGCTCGTCTCGATAAGCTCTTGGTACGGCGGGACAAACTTAGAAGAGAGAAAAGAGAAGGAGATATTACCAAGACCAGGGGAGGTCGTCCTGGGGAGAAGCCAATAACTAGATCGCTTACGATTAACGAGGGTGACAAGGTTACAATTCACGCTGATGGAGCTAATCCCCGCAATGTAGAAAAGGCTATTAATAAGCACGCATTCCGAAAGAAAAACAAGCATCGTGGGGGTAGTCGTGTACAGTGAAATCAAGATATATGAAGCTGGTCCTGCTCCTGCTAGTGTTGTGGTCAATGAGCTTACAGGAGCATTGAAGTATCCCGTGCGGAAGTTCGTTTGGAGCGATCCGACAAGAGGCGATAGCATTCCCAAGATGCAAGCTGCCGGTCAGCATGACCGCTATAAGGATATCGACAATATGCTTATCACGATGGAAGGCGATATTCTAGGCACAAGTACGAGTGACTACTGGGCTAATCGCAAAGCATTGCTCGCTGTAGTTATCCCAAAGCCTGGACATATCTTTCGTTATACTGGAACGCTAGAGATTAAACTCGA